AACTTAATAGGAGTTGATATGAGTTTAGATGACACACATTTTGGTGGCAGTGTAAAGAAGTTCTTTGACTTGCCAATCTTCAATCGGGTTAGGACTTCCGACCCTATAACCAGCTATGAAGCCGCTGATGCCGCTAAAGACTTGGCATCCAAGCATTTCATCATCATTGTGGACTGTTTAAAGGCTCATGGTGCGCTTGGTAAGGATGGGATAGCCCGACATAGCGGGTTAGACAGAAATCAAGTCTCACGCCGTTTAAACGAGTTATTAAAGCTAGGTTTAATAGAGTTGACAGGTATTAAAGTCAAATCAGATTCAGGACTGAATGAGCGTGAATGGAGGGCAGTCTAATGTGGGATGTACTGGTAACTTTTATGTTGATGATGTTTGGTGCATTTGTCGTGGTTGCCTTTGGTGCAATCCTCATTGGTGCGCTCTATTTCCTACAAAACGAGGCTGACAATGACTGAAGAAGATGAAGCATTTAACGAAATTGAACGACAAGCAAAGCAACGCAAAGAGGCTGTCAAAGCAAACTTTCTAAGACCCAAGTCTGCACAAGAGTTCTATGACGAACTACGCAATGGCGTCATTGATGAGGTCGCCAGAGAGGTTAAAAGGTTAACTTCTTTTGGTAAAGACACAATAGACAGCTTGGCTGTTTACATTGAAGGGATGAAGAAATGACACAAGAATTAAAAGCTGGCGACATTGTGCAAGTCAGTCCCGACAAAGAAATGTTTGGTGCTTGCATGGTAGTAGTTACAGAGGTAAAGAATTGGGGTATCCAAGGGTATGTCCAATCCGCTGGTGTAGAAGGACAGCAATACATCCGACTTGCAAACGATGATTTTGAATCAACTGGCGGTAAAGCTGTGTGGGTTGTAGGAGAACAGAAATGATTGAAGCATTGAAACAGATGGTAGAGGCTTTGGAATACCACACTAAACAAACACGCCCAATCTCAAAAACCAAAGAAGCCATCCAAGCAGGGAAGAAAGCCATTGCGGAGTTGGAAAATTCTTTGATATTAATGTCAGAGGTGAATATTTCAAATAATTTCAAACAATCACAGCGCACAGAGCAAAACTTCTGTTCACGATGCGGCAAACGCACAAAAGACTTGACTACGATTCACACTTGCACACCACCACAGGATTAACAATGGATAAAGAATTATTAAGGCGTGTTCAGTTTGAGTTAGTGGATGTGCTTAACTCAATAAACAACGACAAGATACACCACGATGGTGATGACTTCCATGAGTTACTTCTTGATGTGGAAGCGGCTTTGGAAGAGCCAGCATCCGAGGATTCCTCGGTAGCTCAACAGCGCACATGGGTTGGCTTAAGTATGGAGCAATTTGAACATTTCACAAGTTATGTTAGGGCTGATGTACTTATTGAAATTGAAGAAGCACTTATGGAGAACAACACATGACAAAAGCACAACAAGTATTTGAAGCAATGATGCGAGCAAAAGGCTATACAGACTTCAGCACAACAAAAGGCAGATATAACATCCCTGCCCTGCAAACTCGCTGGAATTACTTTCTATTTGGTTGGGAAATGAGAGGTGTGCAATGAGCTTCAGACAGTCAACGATTAAGTACATAAAAGACATAATCAGGGCAAGAACTATCCATGAAGTCATTGCCAAAGAACTGCAAGAAGCACATCTACGCAAACTAGAAGCAGAAACTGCTACTGAGTATTCTCGTGCCGCTATCCAGTACAACGATGCAAGAATTGCTAGATTGCAAAAAAGATTGTTAGAACATACCCAAGAGGGCGATTACACATGAACAAACCAAAGAATGACTTTGATTGGCGAGGACAACCTAGTATCTGGACAACAGATAAGAAACTCAAGCAAATAACAGCGGGTCATATTCTTGGTAAAAACGCAAGAGAACGCATTGCACTGACAGAAAAGAAAGAGTTCCTGATCTACTCAAGGGCTAAATTAAAGAATGATTCGTAAGATAAGAACCTTTTACGGCAGACGTAATGGTCAACATGGGAACAAGGTAACCACTATTGACCGAGGTGAAGCATGGCTATGTGAGAAGTGCGGGGAGGTGATCTTCTTTGAACACCTTGTCCCCAAACACTTCTGCAAGCGTCAGATTAAGCCTGTAGTCCTTGGAGATACTGGGTCTTCCCTGCCACCTTAACAGCAGTCAATTCCTGCTTCTTGAGGTTATTTGGGTCATACGACACATGAACCCAACCAGAGTCGGGTATACCCTGTGTGTAGAATTCCAAGATTAGTTGTGTATAGTCCAAATTGTCCATAATCCATTGGGCGAGGTCAGCATTGGCAATGCCAGCAATCTCAATGTCTGCCGCCATACCTTTGCAATGGTCTGAAGTCTTAGACCCACCAACAGCGGCATTGGACTCAGGGCTACGATAGGCAGAATTCACAGTCACAGACTTACCAAAATGCTCACGCACAGGCTGAAGCACCTTGTCACACAAAGTCTTGAGATTGTCAAGGGCTTCTTCATCAGGTGTGTTGTCGATGCCAAGACGGGTAGCGGTGTCAGATTTTGTTAGTCCTTTTAAAGAAAAATTGGCAGATAAGTTCATTTATTTAACCTTTCGTTGTAAAAATTGAGGGATTATGGGTGGAAGCTGTCACAAATCAGAGATAGGATTTTACTTGGCAATAGTGCCATAACCAAGGGGAAAATTATGTACAAGATTGAGATTAACATTGCAGAGTGGGAATTTGGAGATGACTCAGTAACTATTGAGACAGATGATTTTGAGAAGATTGCAATCATCCAAGAATTCATCGAATTTCAGCAATTGCATGGCTGGGCTGTTGACTATGACGTTACCGATGAGTACGAATACAACCAATGCGATGAAGAAGTCAGCGAAGACGAAGTTGACGAAGACGAAACCTATGAAGACGAAGAATCCGAAGAATTCGAAATCGGAGAGATCGTAGAAGACGAAGATGGCTTAGTCTGGGTTCGTGTGTCATAATTCAGGTGCAGTTGTTACTTGCAGGGGGGTCTTAGGACTCCCCTTTTTTTATTCAATATCGTGATCTGCCTCGATGTCCCTAGCTAACTGTCGCCAATCAAGACTGCGGCGGTAAAGCGTGTATATACGCTCCTCAGTTAAGGGTTCAGATCGGCGGCTTAACCTGTCATTTGCTTGCGCCAAAGCAAGTTGCGTTTCATGCAATATGTTATGCAGTTCTTTGATTTCTGATCTTAGATAAGCTACAAGGTCATACGTCATATACCTTACCCCTAAACTCAACTTGACCTTCAGACCACTTATGGACTAACTCAGGCCAAAGCAATTTCCCATTGTGAAATGTCAGTACAGCAAACCCTGACCTCCAGTTAGTAGGAGAATCTTCAAGATAGTTTACAAACTGCGCCCCATCAACATCTGCCAATGTGCCAGTATCCACGCCAAACCTGTTTCCTTGGTAGTCAGCATATGGGGTCACTTTAAGGCTATGTAGATGCCCTGTAACGATGCTTACGCCAGCATTGACTGTATTATTGTGTGTAGCGTGTACACCGCCCTTCCAGCGATGTTTAACCACTACCTCCTCAGTAGGCCAGCAAGACCAGCATGGATGCCATGCAGGGAAATGGTCTTTCAGGGAAAACCCCTTAACTTGCTCATACTGTGGAGCATTGGCGGCTAGGCGGTTCTCAAACCTAGCATCATGGTTACCAAGTGTCCACACTAGGTTTACATTGTGTCTTGCTTTCTTGGCGGCTTCTTCTATCTCACCCATTGCCAGTTCACAGGCTTTCAACTCTTGTATAACACTTGGCGTTGAATCCCATCCAATGCGAGGATAGCGAGAGATACTAGCGCCATCAAATATGTCTCCATTGGCAATCACAGCCTTGGGCTGAAACTCCTTAATCGCCCAAAGAAGACCCTTATACGCTGTTGTATGGATTGAAGGCCAGAAGTGAGCATCACTGAACACCAAAACAATGCCATTTTCAATCCCCAATAGTTTGCGGACTGAATTTTCTTTAATGGTTTGATGCTTACTATTCTTTGACTTGAGTGGCTCGCCGTACTTAGCCTCCAAATTGTTTTTGCGCCTAATGATGTTACGAATATCCATGCCAACGGCTTTGGCAAAGGCACTGGCAGATTCATAAGTTTTCCAAAGTTCAATAAACTCTGCATCGCTGTAAACAGTTTTACCCATGACAACTCCAGTAAAGTTGTCTGAAATTAAACTAAATCAATGACAACAGCGTGAATCTTAACGTGATTTGTTCAAAGATTCTCTAACTGATTCATACGCATCAATACAGGCATTCAGTTGTCGGATGGCTTTGTCTCCATCGTCTGTGATGGCGACAAGAGATTTAGCAGTCTCTCCGTCAAGTTCGGTTGTTGCTTGAACGCTATCTCCGCTGGCAACGGGGGTATCTGTGGGGGTGTGTACGGGGCAGACGGGGGCTTTGACAGGAATCCGCAACTTGAGAGCGCCAGAGTCAATGTCAAGGTTGCGCTTTTGTTGAGCAAGTTTTGCATCTTGATTTGCCTTTTGAAGTTTGTTAGATTGAGTCTGAATAGTGGTTATAAGGGCTTGTTCTTTAGCCCTAGCTTCAGCATTCAGGGCGGCAATCTCAAGTTGCTGACGAGTAACCTCATCATTTGACCCCTTGAGATAACCACCACCAAACGAACCAACTACCGCCATCAGGATGCCTAAAAGCACCCAAGGATTAAATAAA